AGTTAGAGAATGTGTTACATCTAGGTGGGAAGGTGGGAAGATATTAGAAGGTGACTATTCTCAACTTGAGTTTAGAGTAGCGGGATTTTTAGCTAATGACAAACAAGTATTTAAAGATGTTAGAAATGAAGTAGATGTTCATAACTACACCGCTAGAATATTAGGTGTCTCTAGACAGAAAGCTAAGTCCGACACCTTTAAACCCCTATATGGGGGTATATTAGGTACCCCAAAACAGATGCAATACTATCGTGCTTTTAAATCTAAGTATGAAGGAGTTACGAGGTGGCATAGAGAACTACAAAATGAAGCCTTAATAACAAATAAGATTAGATTACCTAGTGGTAGGCAATATTTTTTTGGTAATGTAGAAAGATTAAGAAGTGGAAGCGTAACTAACTCTACAGCTATAAAAAATTATCCTGTTCAAGGTTTTGCTACAGCAGATTTATTGCCAATTGCACTAATTAATTTAAAAAAGCTGTTGACAAATCGTAAATTAAAAACTATTATTTGTAACACAGTACATGATAGTGTCGTTTTGGATGTATATCCGGGCGAAGATAAACAAGCTATCACAACTTTAAAAGATGCCATGATGTCTTTATCCGATGAGTGTGTAAAGCGTTATGGTTTTAAATATACAATGCCAGTTGGTATCGAGCTTAAACTAGGTAACGATTGGCTGAATATGGAGGAGGTTTATAAAACCAATGGTTGAAAATACAGAAACACAAGCATTGTCGGTCACTACTAATTTTGATAATTTAAGTGATGCTGATTTAATGCGTCTAACTGGACAGACAGATGGCGGTGGGCCATCGGGTTCGGTTTTGTCAAGACTATCAATAAACTACGACACGGAAGATGAGAATGAAAATCCGTTGCCTCGAGGGCACTTTGCTTTAAAGCTTGATGGAGAAAATATTTATTCTAAGAATGTAAAGTTTAGGCCTTTTATTAGGCTATACGCTTACAGCTATTGGGATAATAACTCTCAAGAGTTTACATCAAGTGTGCAAATGCCGTCTTTAGGTGACCAATTTGCAGACTCATCGGGTAATTACAAGTGTGGAAAGTTATCTAGAGAACAATTTGAAAGTTTAAAAGATGATGACCCACAGCGTGTTATACAAAGTTCTATTAAATGTAACCAAGTTTTATATGGCGTAGCAAGTATGGAGGGTAAGAAGTCTAATGGTGAAGTAGCCAAGATTAGTGAAGCCCCATGTGTTTACTACGCAAAAGGTACAAACTACGTTCCGTTTAGTACAACACTTGCTAGTTTGGCAAAACAAAATAAACCTATGATACGCACTAATCTTTTGTTATCTACCAATAAACAAAAATCTGGAGGTAATTCTTACTTTTCAGTAAATGCTAAAATAGGTGATTCCGTAGATTCTCTATCTGATAATGATAAAGATTTACTTAAAGAGTTTTCGGTTGCGATTAAGTCCGTAAACGAAAGTGTCATGGAGAAGCATAGAACTTCTGTTAAGCAAAAAACTAAAGATGGCGACCACTCCCTAGCTATTGAGTTAGACAGCTAATAGATGTTATCTACTCTAATAGAGAATTTTCTTTATGACGCAGTTGGGGGAAAGTCTAAACCACTTTCCCCCGCTATAATTAAAGAGTTTCAAGAATCTTGCGGTAAAGCATTAGAAAAACAATTTAACGAACAAATGGATTGGCGTATTCGTATGTCTGGTCTAGGAAAACCTTTATGTCAACAGCAGTTAGATAAAAAAGGTATTAAAAAAGAATTTCAATATAATACAATAATAAAGTTTTTGATGGGTGATTTGCTAGAAGCGGTTGCTATAGCAGTTATGAAGGGTGCAGGAATAAACATAGAAAAGTTACAAGAGCCTGTGTCGTTAAAAATTGGTGATATAGAATTAAAAGGTACATATGATGTTAAGATAGATGGCAAGGTATGGGATATAAAATCTGCAAGCCCTGCAAGTTTTCTTAGTAAGTTTGGTCAGTATGGTAGTTACAATAAAATAAAAGAAAATGATTCATTTGGATATATTATGCAAGGGCATATGTATAGTGAAGCAGACAATTCACCTTTTGGTGGTTGGATAGCAATAAATAAAGTTACGGGTGAATTTGCGGTATGTGAAGCACCAGAAGACCAAAAAGAAGATAGAAAAGATATGTTAGAGCAAGCTAACGAAACAATTAAGATACTTAATTCTAAAACTAAATTTAAGAAGTTATTTAGTGATATAGAAGAAACGTATGTACCAAAATCTGGTAAACAAAAAGGTATAAGAATACCTACTGGTAATACAGTTTTAGAAAGTACATGTGGATATTGCGAGTTTAAAAGCCATTGTTGGCCTAAAGCTGAATTACACGAAAAGGTTACATCTAAAGCTAAATCGAAGCCGTTGGTTTGGTATAATACATTAAAAAATACAGAGGTTAAAAATTTATGAACGTACTATGGTTATCGGCACCTTATAGAAAAGATGATATAATGTCTAATAGAGACGCTGTTTGGGTATACACGGAGAATGAAGAACAAAAAGGAGGTGGTGAAGTTGTTGAGTTTATGAGGTCTACAGAAAATTGTCATCCTTTGATAGTAAAACAACACTTTGGAAAAGATGGTTTTTATAGAGAAGATAACATACTTAGAACTACACAAGTTATTGAAAGATATTTTAATTCTTTGTTTATAAAGATAAAACAAGGTAAATTAGCTATACTACCTACTATAGAAATAAATGAAGCGTTAATAGAACTAGAAAAAAATGCACCTAGTTTACACTCTGTCTTTGTAAAAAATATTGAAATTACAAATAGATACAAAACAAAAAGTCTAATATGAAAAGAAAAGGATTTCGTTCCGAGTTTGAAAGAGGCTTTGCTCACTGGTTGATTAAGAACGATATTAAATACGACTATGAAAAATTTTTTATAGAATATCAGCCTAAAATTAAAAAGTATACTCCTGATTTTTATCTTTCTAAACAAGATATATACATAGAAACAAAAGGATTTTTTGATTTAGCAGATAGGCAAAAACACTTACTAATTAGAGAACAAAATCCAGAGATTGATATTAGGTTTTTATTTGTAAATGCTAATAATAAACTTAACAAATCGAGTAAAACAACTTATGGTCAATGGTGTGATAAGCATAAAATACTCTGGGCAGAAAAAAGGATACCTAATGCATGGTTGATATAAACACTTTAGCAAACGAAACTGAAAAATTATCTCTACTTCCAGATAGATTTTATCTAATACTTAGTCCTAAAGGAGATGGTAGTTTTGATGTCTCTGCTTATGATACCACCCATCCGGCTAAACCTGTTGATTCTACATTTTATGTATTAAAAGGAATAATGGAGACTTTAGAAATTGATTTAGATAGATTAGTACAGCTAGGTCAGATGGCTGTAATAGATAAGGTTGTAGAACTTCAAGGCAAAGGCAAATCACCTACTACTGAATTATTAGATTCAGATGTAGAACAAATAAACATGGGTAAAAAACATTGAGTAAAATAGAACAAAACAATGGTAAAACTGTAAAACAATTAAAAACACATGATTTTTCTGTAACTAAGTTTAATAAAGATTTAAAGTATGGAAAGAAACATGAAAAGCTTGTAATGGAATCTAGGTTAGACTACGAGCTTAAAACAGATAGATTAGCTTATAAGACAGGTAATTTATATATTGAATACCAATCTAGAGGTAAAGATAGTGGTATAACAACAAGTAAATCTAACTTGTGGATATTTAAAATTGTAGATAAAAAAGATAAACATTTATTTTCTATTGAGATACCCCTTGACAGATTAAAAAAATTAGTACATAACAAATATTCTACTGTGCTAGGTGGTGATTATAGAACATCAAAAGGTTATTTAGTTCCTATAACAGACCTAGTAACGGCGTGACAGTAGAGTTTTGGCAATGGTGGGTACTAATTATGGTAACTATAAATACTTGTATAAATACAATAGTATTTTTTGTAGGTAGAAAATTTAAAAAGAAAAAGAAATGAGTAAAAAAACAAAAGATTTTTTAGAAGAGGCAGTTAGATTAGTAGGTGGTCAGCGTCAAAAAGATTATGGTGATAAGACAGAGAACCATCAGAATATAGCAAATCTTTGGTCAGCATATTTAGATATAGATATTACCGCAGAGAATGTTGCTATCATGATGAGTTTATTAAAAGTAGCAAGAACTAAATTAGGTGCTACTAGTAAAGATACTTACATTGATATGGCGGCTTATAGTGCAATAGCAGGTGAAATACATTTTAAAATGGGGAATAAAAGTGGAAAATAAAATAGTTAAGATACGCAAATTAGATGATATAACAGAAAATGATTGGGAAATAAATTTAGATAACGGGGGAAAGATTTATCATACGCATAAAGATTTTTATGAGATAGTAGAGAAGGGTATGATACCAGATAAGAGTAGTAAAGCACCTACAATAAATGAAACAAATCCTGCTATGTTTTTTCCTAAAGATGAAAAAGAACAAAGAGAAAAAGAGATAGTTAAAAAGTTTAGAGATGATGTTAAAAATTTAAATGGGCATGAGTTTAATAAAAAATATCATAATAAAGATAAGGGAGATAATGTATTTGATGACTAATGAATAAAAACGATACTGTAATAGCAAGTTTTGAAGTTAAGATAACTACAGAAGGTTTGTTGATTTTGGAAACTAAATTAGCGGATTCTTTTGAGTTTACTGAAACAATGGATAAATGGAACCCCGAATACGAAAACACCCCGGTAATAGCATCTATGTTAGACTACTATTCCGGGGTGTTTAATTTAATGATAAAAGATAGTCAAAAATTAGTTAACTAAATACTAGTGCTAATATCGTTAAAATCTTCTATAGGGTATGAGTCTGCTTCAAAACAAAAAGACTCAAAATGAATTTCGTTATCTCCTTGACTCCTTGCGTATGATTTAAAATCTTTAATCATAATCTCATTGTATTGTAAGCATGTTTCCATGTCTGGATAGATGTAACCTTGGTATCTAACTGATGGCCAGTTTGGCATTGATGTTATTATTATTGCCATCACTATTTTAATCATTTATCCCCCTAACGGATTCTTACTTTGTAATTTTATTTCTTCTATAAGTATATTTTGTAACTCATTTTCTTTTAGTGCAATAGCAACATTCTTTTCTACTTCAGATATCATATCTTTTATTTCTTTAATATCTTTTTTAAGACCACTTATGTTAGGTATGTTTATACCTGCTATAGATTGTTTTACACTAGATATTTGTTCGTAAACTTCAGTTAAATCTGTTCCTTCTGGTATATCAAGCATTGCTATTTCTTCTCTTACTTTAGCAATTTGTGAGAATACAGAAGTTAAATCTACAGGTTGTATCTTCTCTTCTACTTTTGCTATTCTATCTATTAAATCTACTTTATATTCATTAGCATATAGTAAAGCACTATCTACTTTTGCATTTAATTCTTTATCTTTTTCTTTTAGTGGGCTTAAATTAACTGCGGGTGTAGATTCTATTGCATCTAATCGTGAATTAAACTGGCCCCAAGTGTAAAAACCCCCGCCTATTGCCCCAATAACGCCTAATAATGCGGCGTATGTACTTAGTTTATCCATTATTTTCATCGTCTTAGTGCCTCCAATTCAGCTAATAGTTTGTTTTTAACTGTTGTTATATTAATTAATTTAACTCTATTAATTTCAATAGGGTCATCTTCTTTGTAGGCATTTAAATTAGCACCTACATAAATATCTCCAGTATAAGGAGATAAATCAATCTGTAGAAATAAACCCATATTTGTATTTTCATACACTTCTTTTGCTGTATAAAACGCTACTTGTTTATACGCATCAAGGTCATTTCCTTTAAAAAATAAATCTTCTTTTGTTAAGTTTTGAGTATTTTCTTTTGTTACTTGTGCTATTTGTTTTGCTATAGCTTTTAAATTCTTTTTTAGTTTACTTTCTACCTTTGCAACATCTGTAATAACCCCGTCTTTGGTGTCCACTTTTTCTCCGTCTTCCGGTTGTACGCCGTCTTCTTCTCCACTATCTTCTGGCTGTACTTCGGATTCCTCAGTGTCTTCGCTACTGGGTTCGTCTTTTTCTGATTCTTGTTGTGGCTCGTCTTTAGGTTCATTTTTTGCTACCTCTGTTGGCTCTTCTTCAACTGGTTCTGATTCAGATGCAGTAGGTTCTTCCATCGTTTCTTTTTCATCTTCAATAACCTCTGGTACGCTCTCTTCGTTTGTTGCGATTTCTTCCATTGGTTCCTCAAACTCTTCAAAAGATTCCTCAGTAAGTTCGTCATTGAACTCCTCCTCAGTTATCTCTTCAAAAAACTCTTCGGCTGTTATACCTTCCTCTTCAAGAAACTCTATGAACTCTTCTTCCATGCCTGTTTCTTCTAAAAAATCTGTAAAGTCTTCTTCAAATTCCTCTGTAAATACTTCCTCTACCATCATTGGTGGAGGCTCCATTGTAAAATCACTTTCAAAAAATACCTCTTCTATTTCTGGTATTTCCTCCATATCAAATTCCTCCATTATGGGAGGTAACTCTTCTATATAAATTGTGTCTATATCTTCAAAATAAAATGAATCATCAAATGTAAATTCATCTTCTATAACTATGTACTCTTCTTCAAAGTATATATCATCTGTATCCCAATTAAAATCATCTGGAATATCTTCTACTATATCAATAATATCTTGGTCAATATCATCTATAACTTCTTGTGT